CTTGGATCATATTCAAACGATCCATATCCATTTGCATCTGCGTTTCCTGATGAAACACTAAAAGCTGAACAACCACCAAAATTAAAATCCCAGACTTGAGATACATTTGTTGCATAATCTCCTACTGCTGGAAAATAATATCCAGTTGAACCATCTGCATCTGCCGTTGCTGATATTGAAATTCCTGTTCCACTATTTTGAACTGTACCATTCTTTGCAAAATATAATTTATTTGCATCACAATCTATATAAACTCCTACTATATCTCCAGTAGAATAACTATCACCATAACTTGAGTTGCTATTATTATTTCTTTTTTGACCATCTGCTCCGTAATAACCATAATCATTTACATAATTTCCTAATTCAGCACTATTTGAAGTTGGTACTTTCGATGAAATTCCAACAAAACCATCATTAGCTGAACCAGCACCTGAACCTGAAACTAACTTAGCTTCAAAATACCATAAGCCATTTATTACTCCAAATGTACCATGATTATAACAAGCAACACTTTCGCTAGTGGTTACTTTACAATTTCCTTCTGCAAAAGATGAAGCTGGAAAATAATTTTGTAATGGATTTATAGTACAAAAATTGTTTGTAGGAGTGTCTGTGGCCTGATCTGCTGCAGCTAGGTTGACCTCGGTCAGGTCGGTCCCGCCATTAACGTCATTTCCCAAATTACCACTATCTTCAAAATCTAAATAAAAACCATTATTTCCAAATGTTAATCCTGATACATCTATCGGCTGCCATATATTAGGGCTGTCTTCATTAAATTCACCGAATGAAGTTGGTGCTAAAGCTGAACCATCTATAAAACAAACTTCTGCCATATAGCCATCAAAATAATCACTGCCTGATTGTTGACGACCTACTTGAATATTTTTATTAGCTACAAAAGCTGTATCATAATTTTGGTCTGGATAAGTTTCTGTATCGAATGCTGTAACTCTTGTACCATTAATATATAATTTTGCTCTATTTGAAGCTGTGCTTTGTGTTGTATCAATAGCAACACAGACATGGTACCAGCCGATATGATCCCGAAAGGCTTGTGATGTTCTTAAATCTAAATTAGTTGAACCATCATAATCATAAATTCTTAAATCATTATTATTACTATCATCTTGAATAACTATTTGAAAATTATGTGAACCATCGGCAGATTCAAATATAATTTGATAAATATTTTGTAAACCAAGTTTTATCCAACCACTATAAGTAAATGTTCTTCTACTACTTGGTGTTCCTTGAGATTTGTGCATATACGCAGTACCAGCTTTGTCAAACCTACATGAGTTGGCTACTTCGTATGTTGTATCTGTAATTGCTTTTCCTGCTAAAATTGGAAAGGGCATTACGACTCCAATCTAGGCAGTTCACCTAATGGTCTTTCCATTACAACTGGATCTCCTTCATCCGCTGTATTTACATAAGTATATAAAGTCTCAAGAGCTGGTGTATCAGCAGCATTTGTAATTGCTGTTTCCATTTCAGCAGCTTTAGTTCTTACTGCTGCTCTATGATTTGTAATTGCACTAGGTACTGCTGTTCCAGCATCTGCTTTTCTAATTACATACCAATCTGTATCAGATAAATTTGCTGCAGCTTGTGATTTAACTATTTGAATTAAATTATATTTTAATCCTCTATTTTTTACATCGCCCACATCTTTATCAGCTGGTATTTTATCATCTGTTTTATCTTGTTCTGTATATAAAGTATCAGCATGAGCTTTAGCAGTTGCGCTGCCATATGAAGCTGTAACCTTACCACTTCCAAAAGCATAAGATACATTAGTGTTAATATACCATTTTTCGTCCTTCTTATTTGTATTATCCCAAATCACTTCATAAATACCAATAGCTTCTCTTTCAGACTTGGTCCATAAAGTAAATATGGATTTTGGATATTTTAAATTATTAAGATTAATTCCTTTATTACCACTAAAGAATTTTGTTATTGATCCTGATTCTACTAATGCAAACATATTATGATACCGTTAATGCTAACGTTCTCCCTACTTCTAGCCATTTTGAATTGTGATATCTAAACACAAACAGATCGGCTTTATCTGCTGTAGTTGTCAACGTGGGGGCTGTGTCCGAGGCAAATTCATATACGGCGTTCCACGTCATAGTTCGGCTCCCTGTTCCGTCTTGAATAATTAATAATGAAATAAATTGACCTGCTACACCATTTGAAGGTGCACCAATTGTTCTGTTCCCTGCTATAGTTATTTTAGCACAACTTTCTGTTGAAACATCCCATGCAGGAGTTGCTCCATCTGATATAGTTGCTTCTGGAAAATAAGCAGCACGTGTAAATGTTGAATAACCACCATCGTTAAAGTTAACTAATTCATTACCATCTCTTTGTTGAATAATAATATCTTTAGCATCAACAATTGGTTTAATAATTACATCACTTGATGAATTAGTAAATCTCATAATTTCTGTGCCACCAGCTTTAAAGTTAAAATCATTACCACCTGCATCTAAAACAAGATCCGCAGCACAATCAATTGTTAAATTATTTGCAGAGATAGTTAAATCTGTACCATCACCTTCAATTTTTTCTGAGTCCCCACCAAAAATTATTCCAACATTATTTGGAATATGTACATCTGATGTAGCTGTCAAATTAAGTTTAGCACTTGATGCTATTGTTAAATCTGTACCATCTCCTTCAATCTTCTCACCATCATCACCAAAAGTCATTCCAACACCCGATGGAACATTAATGTCGGTTGTTGCTGTTAAATTGATGTCATTACCAGAGGCAAAAGTAAAATCAGTTCCATCTGAAGAAATATGTTCTCCACCATCGTCATAGAAACATACTTTTCTATTGTCATTAATTCTCATAACTTCATTACCATCATACTGTTGGAATACTAAGTCATCTGAATCAACACCTAATTTTATAATTTGAACACCTGCTGTGCCATCCATATCTAAAGATAATTGTAAAGTACCAGCATCTTTGAATTCTACATTTCCACCTGCTGCATCAATTACAACATCATCACCAGAGTCTAATGTAACATCTGCTGAAGTACTTCCATTACCAATTGTAACTGCTGCATCACCAGCTGAAATATCATCTGCTGCCACACCAACACCACTTTGAAAATATGTTTTTAATGTTGTGACATTAGTCATTCTCATTGTGCCAGCATCATTTACAAGTAAGCCATCTCCATCTGCAACTGCTGTAGTACCTCGTGCAGTACCACCATCTATTAAATTAATTTCTGCTGCTGTTGCACTAACTGCTGTGCTTCCTAATGTAAATTGTCCATCAGGTACAATAAGTCCTGCTGCTCCACCTAATATTAAATCATCTGCTGATGTATCCCACAGCATATAAGCACTTGCTGTGTCTCCAAAGAATTTAACATCGTATCCTGTATCATCAACTCCAACTGTTACAGTGTTATCAATTTGTACAGCTCCATCAATATCAACAGCGTCTAAGTTAGCTGTACCATCGACATCAATATCACCAGCAAGGTCAATTCCTGCTGCACCTGCTAAGACTAAATCATCTGCTGATGTATCCCACAGCATATAAGCACTTGCTGTGTCTCCAAAGAATTTAACATCGTATCCTTGATCATCTGCACCAACTGTTATAGTTGCATCAACTTGAACTGCACCATCAATATCAACGGCGTCTAAATTTGTAGTTCCATCTATATCTGCATTTCCTGATATATCTAAAGTTGCTGCATCTAGTTCGCCTGACAAAGTAATATTAGTAGCACCAGTAATAGCACCATTCAATGCAACAGCACCATTAATATCAATTGTTGTTGCAGCAATTTGTATTTCTGTGTCTGCTACTAAATCTAATTGACCATCTGTACTTGAATGAATGTATAAAGCTGTGTCATAAAAACAAAGTTTATTTGTACTATTTAAAGTTAAACCTGTTCCATCAGTGTGAGTTAAAGTTGTATCTTTATCTGCACCAAAACCTAGAATTGCTGAATCAGAAATTAAATAAACATCGTCTCCAACATAAGCATCAGCTGCAACACCTAAACCACCACCTGTAATTAATGCTCCTGTAGTTGCACTTGAAGAAGCAGTTGTTGCACTTACATTAAATTGAACTCCATCTTCAATTCTTGCAACTTCTGTTGCATCATATTGTTGAAAAATTATATCTTTAGCATCAACAGTTGGTTTAATTATAACATCGCTTGAAGAGTTTGAAATTCTTAAAACTTCTGTACCACCATCTTTAAATTTAAAATCAGCTCCATCAGCATCAAAAATAATATCTGCTGGTGAATCAATTGTTATATCTCCAGTAACACCCGTAAGAGTATTTGTTGATATACCAGTATCAACCATATTTGGATTTGAAGCATGGTCTGCTGCTGCATAAACAATTTTAGTTCCTTTATCAGTAGTTCCAAAAGCAACAGTACTTCCTGATCCAGAAACATATTTAAAAGTTAATGTGTATGTACCTGATGTGCCATTAACTAAAATATACATCTGTTGAACATCTAAAGGAACAGTGACCGTAGAGTTTCCGCTAAGTGTTCCAGTAAATTTTATAACTCTATGACCAAGAGTTGCACCTGTTGAACCATCAGAAACAGATAACGTAGTTGTAGTTGATGAAATAGCTTGTTCAACATAACCACCAGCTATTTGTTCTATAATCTGTAAATTAACATTAGTCTTCGTACCCCAATTACCGGCGTTCTCGCCAGTTGTCATTAGTTCGGTACCCAGACCTGTATAAGTTGATGCCATAATTTATCTCCTATGCACTACCTACAAATACTTCAACATCACAAGAATCTGTATCTGCAGTAGCTGTAATATCTACTAAATCATTAAATGATACTGTTAATGCAGATCCACCCGCATGCATTGTATCTACAACTCCACCACTATTATCACCAGGATAAATAAAAGAATGTCCAGCGTCTACTTTAATTGCAAACTCTGTACTGTCTTCATCTCTAAATGTTAATGTAATGTGGTTAGTTGAATCTAAATTTGTAATTCTAATATATCTAACATCGTCTTCATCAAACTGACCTGCTAAATAACTTTTTGATAAATCTGTTGAAGAAGCTGTAGCAAAACCTAGTAAACCTGTTTCAGTAGTTGAAATGGTAACTATTCTTTTAACAATTTCATTAACACTAGAAATATCTAACGATCTTTCGCTATTGTAACTATTGTTGTTAAGTGTGATTTCTTCGATTACTTTTACTGTTAATGTTGCCATATTTTAATCCTTACGGTGACTGAACGTTGACTGGTATACGTGGTTCCCCATCCGTATAGTCGTCTCGTCTTCGTCTCCCTATTTGTTCTGCACCAAACTTCTGAACTTCAGTTTGATACTTTTGTTCGTATAATTGTAACATATCCATCGGCCCTTTTAAATAGCTAAATGCTTCTACCAAGCATGCATATAAAAGTCCATTTCCAAAATTCGTGCTGAGATAAGTTGTGGTATTTGCTGAGCTTAATCCCAAAGGTCTAGCATTATAATGCATTTTATACATAAATGCTGAACTTGGAGTAGGTACAATTGTTATTCTTCCTGAAGAAGAAGCTCCAGCTCCTGTAGCTCCTCCAGACATTGCATAATATTTTGGAGTTCCAGTAGTAGTTTCTGCTGCATCAAATTCTCTTAAATAACTAATATCTTTTTTCTCTAACCAGCTATTAGCTCCAGTTGCTGCTGTTGTTGAAGTATAAACCTGTATACCTCTGACAAATAAAGTACCAGCTGGTACATTTACATTGTCTTTTGAAGCAACTAAACTACCTATAACTTCTTTTCTATCTGCATCAATAGGTACATCTCTAAAAATTCTAAGTTCTGAATTATCTATAAATTGATCTGTTATAGTACTAGATAATACAGAAGTTCCGACTTCAGTATAATTACCAATTGCTGTTGTCAATGTTGAATATGTAAATCCGGCCATTATGCACTAAGGGTTGCTGGTCCTACTGAGACTGGAAACCCTCCTCCTTTCACGTCACCTGCTGTTGCAGTGTTTGTATCAACTGTAAAATAAAACCAATTACTTGTTTTATCAGTATCTCTACTACCACTAACATACTTTCCTGTAGTAATAGCATACCCTGCTGATTTTGCAATATTGGACCCAGATATACCATCAAAGCTTAATGGATTATTATAAGTTCCAGAAGTTGAAGATGCTCCTCTAAATCTATAAGTATCTCCATTTGTTAAACCATGTTCAGGTGAATAAACATTTATAATTCCTGATCCTGATGCATAAGTTGTAAATGGATTGTGTGGTAATAACTGTGCTGTATCATTTTCAGTTCTATCAGGTCTTGCATCTCTTAAAGCTTGTGCATCTCCACCATGTGGTTTTGGTTGTAGTTGTGGATGCTTTGCTTCAAATTCAGATATATGTACAAACGCACCGTTCCATTCTTTAACCATTTCGTTATATGGAAAAGCCATCCCTGATCTATCTGATATTGCCTGTGCGTGTTTTCCTCTTGAGTTTGCCAT